TTATTGCTTTTAGTTTCTTAGGGTCGTCAGTAAATTTATCCATCGAAGTTCTCCTTTCTAATTGCGATCATGAAGCTTACCATGGATCATGGATCATTGTCAATAATACTTCGTAATCTCTATATACTGGCATCTGAAGCAAAAGTTTTTGAAAAGTGAAAAAAATTTATAAAAAAGTGTAAAAGTGTAACGAAAAAAGTTTTGTTGCTCTGTAACCATTGACCACTAACCATTGTAGGAATTTTTACTCGTTACAATCACGTTACACTTCGTTACAAAAAGGGTCTATCCGTTACACTTTACTGATCCGCCACCTTTTGAATTTTGTAAAAAAAAAACTTTAATTGTTAAACGCTAGTATATAGGATGGAGAACATGAAAAGAAAGATTGAGACTAGAGCCGAAGAGATCGAAGAAACTTACGGCAGAAAACTGACCAACCGACAAAAAGAATTTGCCAGACATTTTGTTGATGGTACGAATAGTAATGCGGAATGCGCCCGCCTTGCAGGTTACGCTTCTGACTGTGCCAAGGTCCAAGCACATAAACTTTTGGACGTTAATTTGTTTCCTCATGTTGCTGATTATATTTCGGAACTTCGAGAGGACAGAGAAAAGAAATATGGAGTCACTCTTTTAGGACAGTTAAAAAGACTTACTGAACTTTCTATCGGAGCGGAAGAAGCGGGACACTTCTCTGCCGCAATTAACGCTGAAAAAACGCGAAGTGCTCTAGGGGGTCTTACTACTGATAGACGCGAGACAAGTCACTTTCATGCTATTGAAAATATGAACCGTGATGAGATAGAAAACCGTTTAAAAGAACTTAGACAAAATCATCCTAATATTTTTACGGATGTAGACTATGAGGTTTTGAATGACACAAAAACCAGAGACACTGTTTTGGAACAAATTGAAAGAAAAGATCCCCCTTCATTGGCAAGTAACAAGAATTGAAAACCGTTATGGCGGTGGCATTCCTGACGTATATATATGTGCGGAAGGTTGTTCTTTCTGGATTGAACTTAAAGTAACGAAAACTAACCGAATAAATATATCATCCCATCAAGTTGCTTGGAATTACGCCCATTATAGATCAGGCGGGGTAAGTTTTTTCTTGGTACACCCCCTCTTGTCCCCTAACCTATATTTGTTTGGCGGGGATCATGGTCGGGAGTTGGTGACCCACGGCTTACACGCCAATGGTTCGGGGACGCTGGTCCCTTGCCTCTGGTCGGGGGACGATTGGTCGGGGTTGGTCGGGTCATTGATCGGGATCAGTCGGGGTCGGGTCGGGGCATCGGGTCGGGTCGGGTCGGGTTCGGGGCAGGTCGGGTCGGGAGCCGTGGTCGGTGGAGGGGTCGGGTCGGTGTCCGTGGTCGGTGGAGGGGTCGGCCTCGATGGACGGGTTCGCGATACCTGGCCAGGGCCTGGGGTATAGAAAATCCGCCCAACCGTTGAAAGGAAATAAGACGGTTGGGCGGAAATCCGGACCTGCAAGGGGATGCAGCAGGTCCGTGAGCGGACTACTTTGGAGTGTCAACAACCGTCCGCTCTAAAATCGAAAGCTTGTTCTTTAGCTACTTCAAATTGGTACTCTTCTCCGGTATGCAAATCTAAAGTATGCGGGAACGTTTTTACTTCTCTTATCAAATCGCGGACACTTTCCATATCCTCGAAATTATTGGATTGTTGTAAACCGTCCTCCGCCATATTATCAAGTAAACCGTCCGCTGTCTCTGCTATGGCGTCCGCTTCCGTTTTGTTTTTCAATATTGTTTTCATTTTTAAAACCTCTCAACAATAAATCCGTTTCCGACATGGTTGCCCTCACTCTTGACGCAAGCTTCAAGAACAACGTCTTGTATTTTTTCCGCCCGATTGTAAGAGACGCCCAAAGCTTGGGCAATCTCTTCTATTTCTGGCAATAGTTCCTCAAATAAATTTTCCATTTTTAATAATCCCTTACTACAAAACCCGTTTCATCATTTTTGGCTTTCACCCCCTTTGGGTCAAGACCGACAATAACGCCCTTCGGGTCAAGGTGGCGCAGATCGTGCTCCGTCCCGTCAATCACTGGGTAACCCAAATATTCTTTTGGCAACCCGTGACCGAAAACAACCGCGACATTAAACCCAAGTTTTAAAGCTTGGATTGCTTCCGCTTTGTTTGTTTCCGATAGACTAAAAGTTAAATGGTAATTGGCCGGACGGTTTTTGTTAAGTAACCGTTTAATATGTTTGGTGTAATCTACAAATTGAGTATTGGGGAATAGATCCACAACCGTTTTATTGTTAGTCTGTTTTATTTTCATGGATTCAAACGCAAGATCCGTTGACCCGTTTAAACGGACGCATAACTTTTTGTCTTTACGTTTAGCGGTTTTGATAAGCTTGGATATATGCCCGACCATTTCCGCCATAAATGCGTGGCGGTCGTTCATAAAGTATTGAGCTTTACGAACACGGGAATCACGAACGCTATTAGTTCCGTTTTCGAGATCTTTAACCATGCCCGCTTGACCAGAATAAAAACCTAAACACAGCGACCGACAACCGGCGGAAGACTTCCCGCATAAATCAAAATCTCCGCCCGTGGTATGGGGCGCCATATAATTTATGCCGTTTAAGTATCCGTATTTATCCGCTTTAATTGCTTTGGCGGAATCAGTAGAAAAGAATTGTGTAAATTGTATCATTCTAAATACTCCAAATTGTTTAAAGTTATTGACCTGCTCAATATACTACCATCTATTACCATAGTCAATTTTATTCGGGATGATTTTTTTTATGTCCAACCGGTCGGGTCGGGTCGGGTCGGGTCGGGCTTCAATGGGTCGCGCCCCTATAGGACGGGTACGTAATATATAATAATATATTATTATCCTCGAGCGCCAGGCGCAGCCAATGTGCAGCGGACATAAAAAAACGGAGCCAAGCCGGCTCCGCCATTTTCCCTTTCTTTCTTTGTTGATCACATATTTTGAATATCCAAAAATCCGGGACCGTTTCCCTCCGGATCCATTAGAACCCAAGCAATCTTTTGCTTGGATCCACGCTCCATGATCAGTCCCATAAACTCTTGCTCATCTGGATCGTTATTATCAACCGCAAGACCTTTAACAGTCCATCCGATCAATTGTGAATAGTGCTCTTCAAATGCATTGACCATCAGGCGCTCCTTTCAATTGGAAAGTCTGTGAGCGCATCAGTCAAACTACCATGCCATATTAATTTCTGTTTAGGATCATCCCACCAATACGATTCAAAGATTTCAATATTAAGATCAAGACCAGACTCTTCGCGCCTGATCTTGTACCAGTATTCACTATCACTTGAAAATTCCCACGGTTGCAAATCCCCACTAATTAAACGAATGCCACCGCCATCATGATCTGATCTGCGCTTATCTTTATTCGCGCTCACAAATGCTCCGGAAAACTCATCATTTTCATAGCGTGGTAATTTCCATGCATAGTCTAGGGCGTTATGAATAAACCGAACGCCCATAGATGGATAATTGTCCCAGTGCTTGTAAACGTGAACCACTGGACTGCTTCCGTAAAAAGAATAAACTGCTTTTGTACTCATGATTAATCCTCTCATTTAATTGTTGACCCTCCCATCTTATTCCATTAGACTGTAATAGTCAACAACAATGGAAGATTATAAAATGAAATATCAATTTAAATACGAATGCGAAGACTGTAATGACGGTATAACTCAAGATCGTGCGGGCAATGATCCCAGCGCGAAAGATGTTCATTGCTGGGTCTGTGAGGGACAGGGCTGGTTGCCCGCTTCAGATAAAAACTGCGTTAGTGTAGAAGACGTGTTAAAAAATTATCCTGACGCTTTTGATATTACGGAGATCGCGTGATGCATAGACAGAACAGAATTAACTTAACCGAACAACGGAACGAATGGCTCGAGATCCAGAGATGGGATCGCCGAATGAACCACCTTAGTTTTTGCGTCAAGGTGTTAGTGGGAGCATTCGCCCTAGCTTACATTTCAATTATTGCCGAACTCTTTTAACAAAATTTAACCTCCCAAACTTGACGGGCGTCCTTCGGGGCGCCCTTTTTTTATGGACGGCTGGTCGGGTCGGGTCGGGTCGGGTCGGGCTGCAGGTCGTCAACGGTTGGCGCCCCCCTATAGGACGTATACGTATATAATAGATAAAGACCTGCCTCGAGATTTCAGAATTTTGAAAACAAAATAAAAATTTTAGCGATGAAATTAATTTAAAAATAATGCATTTATTTTACATTATCCCATTGACCATGGGATATAATCCATGGTATAAACTACTTAGTTTATAGCGATGAACGCTATAGCGTAAACAAAATTAAAGAGGTTAAATAAAATGCAACAGATAAAAGTAAATAACAAAACTTTCACTAAACAAAAAGAGTTCGTAGATTTTGCTGGTAAGGCAAAAAATACATGGGACCAATGCAATAACCAATTAGACATTGTCCGCGATCTTGGCATTGGCGAAATCTTTGGCGATGCTTTCAAGGCTGAAATTAGAGCTGGTATATCTAGTCAAATAGATTATCAGCTATTAGCTCAGAATATAGCCAATCATTTCGGCGTAGGTTGCTCAGTCACTGAAGCAACAGCTTTTGTAAAGAACTCTAAGATTAAGAAACCTTCACGACACAAAGTAACATTTAGTACAACAAAGTAAAACCAAGGGGGGGCATTCCGCCTCCCCGTTTTCTTGAAAGGAAAAGCAAAATGATCAACGATAAAATAACTGAATTAAAAGATTTTAATAAAGAATTAATCCAACGCATAAATAGGAAATGGCCACAGCTTGGCGCGACTACATCCGCTGAGTTTTTCGGTGATGATAGCACTAGCATTTGGTTCAAACATAGTGAGGATGCGTTGCATGAAAATGGCCACGCGTTTATGGTCGGTGATATGCGGGACAATTCTCAATATCTATTTGGAACGCTCCGGATACTTGAGGATTTCCTAGCTCAGAATGGATACTACTCCGAAGCCTACGATAGCGGGACGTTGTTAGCCTATCGGGTCTAGGTACTTAGGCGGTCAGCCAAATTAGCTGACCGCCCCCCGCCCATTTTCGGTGGTCAAAATCGGGCGCCCCACTATCTGACGTGCAACGGAAGATAGTGTTTGACATAAATAATTTGAACTACTTGTCATTGGACCGTGATCCGGTATAATCTGTCCATCATACATCAGGAGGTGTCCTTTGTTAAATGCGTCTGAAGACGTTATCCGTGAGGTTCTTGCTCTCGAGGAGATGCAGCAAAAACTAATTGTCCGTGAAAAAGCTCAGAAAGATTTTATGGTTTTTGTAAAGTACGTTTATGAGAACTTCATAGAGGGGACCCATCACAAAAAAATTTCTACACTATTTGAAAAGCTTTCAGAGACTCCCGGTTCACGGATCATTGTCAATATGCCTCCCCGTCATACAAAATCTGAGTTTGCATCTTATTTACTTCCGGCTTGGTTGATCGGAAAAAATCCCAAGCTCAAAATTATCCAGACAACTCATACGGCGGAGTTGGCGGTGCGTTTTGGAAGAAAGGTGCGGAACCTTATGGAGCTACAAATTTATAAGGATATTTTTCCCGATGTGGATTTACGGATCGATTCCAAGGCTGCTGGTCGATGGGAAACGGGCCAAGGAGGGGAGTATTATGCGGCAGGTGTTGGTGGTGCGATTACAGGTCGTGGTGCTGATTTGCTGATTATTGACGATCCGCATTCAGAGCAGGACGCACTTTCTGAGACGGCTATGGAAGGTGCTTACGAGTGGTATACTTCTGGTCCACGGCAGAGACTCCAGCCAGGGGGGTCTATTGTTATTGTTATGACGCGATGGTCACTTAAAGATCTTACTGGCAAACTGCTCAAGGCCCAAGGTTCAGATGTTATGTCCGATCAGTGGGACGTGGTCGAGTTTCCGGCAATCTTACCCAGCGACAAGGTTCTGTGGCCGGAGTTCTGGAAGAAGGACGAATTGTTAAGGGTCAAGGCTTCGTTGTCCTTGGGCAAGTGGAATGCACAATGGCAGCAGAATCCTGTGGCCGAAGAGGGTGCAATTATAAAAAAGGAGTGGTGGAACAAATGGGAGAAGAAAGAGATTCCTCCGGTGAGTTATATTATGCAGAGTTATGATACGGCGTTCTCGAAGAAGGAGACGGCGGATTACTCTGCCATAACAACTTGGGGTGTGTTTAAGCCAAACGAGGGGGACCCAGAGGCGATTATACTTATGGATGCGCAGCGTGGACGGTGGGACTTTCCCGAATTAAAGGCGAAAGCACTTCAGGAGTACAATTACTGGGAGCCGGATATGGTGATCGTAGAGGCGAAGGCTACTGGTACACCGCTCACGGACGAGTTACGGGCAACGGGTGTTCCGGTGGTAAGTTATACACCGTCCAAGGGCCGTGATAAACATACAAGGATGCATATGGTCGCTCCGATATTCGAGTCCGGCAAGGTTTGGGCGCCAGAGCGTAGGTTTGCGGAAGAGG